ATTCGCCACGCAACTGCAAACGCTTAATTAAATTTGTAATTGTTTGTCTTAAGAATTCATTTTCTAAACGAATTGCATATGGGCCAATTCTTCTAAAAAATTCTTGCTGTCTAACCATAACTTCTTGTGCAGTCATTTGTTGTGTTTGTGTTGGTGGTATAATTGCGTCATTGAATAATATTTTTCTAATCTTTTCTCTTTGATCTTCAACTGCTTGGAAACTTATTTGAAAATTACCTGCAAGTGGTAATGGTCTAATTTCACTATCAACTGTAATAATATCACCTGGTTCAATTTTTGTGTTTTGGAAATTAATAGAACTTTCACTGCCATCAACTTGGAAAGCACCTAGTCCAGCAAATGCACTTTGTTTCATAATCAATTGTGTTGCTTCATTGGCTACTCTAATATGTGGTAGTGCTTGACGACAAGGTGAGTTGCCCCACACTGATCCAAGTTCTTTACCAAATCTAAACACAATAAACATTTGTACAGGTGTTGGTCTTTCTTCTAACATCACCATGCCATCTTCTAGCATCACTCTGTACATCATTTCTTTTTCACCTGGCAAACGCAAACAACTTTCTAAAACTTTGATTTGTTGTTGCGGATTTTTTTCTAGTATCCTGTTGTACTTGGTTGGTACTTTGCTACCATACTTTTCAACTAGGTACTGTGCTGACAATGTGTGTGATCTAAACACAGTATCAACTTCACCTTTGTGATTGTCTAAGAAATATAATTGGTGTGTTGGTATAGGGAGGAAATCTATACTTGTGTCATCTTCAATCATTGTTAATGCACCAGTGCCACAAATGATTGCGTCCATTAAACTTTCTGCGGCCGCTGTGTAAAAGTTGCTGTCTCTAATTGTTTTGAAAACTACTTTGTTGGCCATGTCCAACATTTGTCTTACATCACTTGCAACTTGTGGTTTGATTGAATCTCTTACATCTATGTGTGCCCATTGTTGGTTGTTTGGAATCAACAATGTTAAAATAGTAGACAAAAGATTTTGCACACCATCTGATGCTGTTGCATCAAACAATTTCTTTCTGTCTGTTTCGCCTTCTCTAGTACGCCATATGTCTCTAGACGGAAAAGTAAATTTATAAATTTCACTCAACTCATCTTCATGCGTTTCTCTAGCGGCTTTGGCTTGCTGATAGATTTGCTTTATCGCGTTCATGTGTTACCCGTATATTTTACCAAGCAAAGTTCTTTTTGTACTTGGACCCAATGCTTCATCTTTGATTCCCATGTAACTGCCACCGCCTCGTCTTGTGATCAATGTACCTCTGCCTCTTTTTCTTTTGAGTGCTTTTGATAGATTGTTAGCGGCATCTGATTTTGCAGTTTCTTTATCAATGATGACTTGCCTTGCATCTCTTTCCATTTGAATTTTGTCTTGGGCTCTAGCCATCTCTTCTGCTGATGGAACTTTTGGTCTCATAAAACTCATTACTGAACTCCCAATTTGTTAATCAATGTTTCTATTTTTCCTAATAGGCCTCTTCTGCTACCTGTTGCTTCACTTTCAACACCAAGTGCTGTGCCTCTTTTAGTTACTAGACTTCCTCGTCCTCTAACCAATCTACCTCTTCTTGCTACACCTAAGTTTGTAGATCTAGATTCAAAGCCACCAGTCGTATTATAAATTGGTGGTGGTGGTGGAGCCGGTGGTGGTGGTGGTGGAGGTGGTGGACTTGGCGGCGGGCCAAAATCGCACATTGCTAATGGGCCAGTGTAATCATATGAATCCTCTTCAATGATGTTACCGTCTTTGTCCCAAACTATTTTATTGTAAATTTTTACCATGGTTTTTAAATCCTTATGCGTGTGCGTTAAGTTATATATATAATATATATCCAACGATTATCTGTTAGCGTCCTAACAGTTGTATTTATTTATCAATCTAACCTGCTGATTTTTGATATGCTTCCTGTTGATTGGATAACTGATTTGATTGCAGGTATTCTAGTAACATCAATGCTGGGTTCTGGTAGATGTGATATTGCTTCAGACACAGCATCTATGCAGTCATCATGTGTGTTTGAATTTGGAAATTCTTCTAGCTCTTCCATAAACGGAGAATTATTAATTACTCTTTTATGGATGTATAATCTGCTAATTTTAATCAATGGTTCCAATGTTTGTGCTATGAATGTTTTTTTGTTTGCAGTTCTATATTTGTTTACAAATTGAATTTTGCGTTTCATTTCTTTACAAATTCTTTTGGCTTCATTTAACAAACTTGCAGAAAAGTTTTCCTCAATAAACACATGGCCAATGCCATAGCGTGTACAAGCATTGATGATTTGTTTTATTTGGTGTGTAAAATCTTTTGTTTCTTTATCAACTGCATTCAAAACAATAACATCATGTACATAAACATTGCCTTGATCGTCTCTCATTACCACAGCAAACACACTTCTATCTCTGTTGTGTAATCCAGTTGCAGGATCCCATGCACCAGCCATTCGTCTTATGTTGGGTGCATTATTCTTTTGTGATAATTTAACTACAGGCAAGTATCCGCCAAATGGTTGTGCTAGGTGTTGTACATAGATGTCATCTTCATATGTGTGTATCCTATCCAAGTCCATCAATGGTTGATATGTGCTGGTAGGTATTAGCAAATATTGTGAAGCAAAGTCACCATCAGTTGTTGATTGTTTTTCTCGTTCTAACCATTCCCAATTGAATTGTCCGTCAGGATGATTAGGCCAAGCAAGTACTTGTGTGTCTGCATTGTACACAGGTATTTTGTGTATGGTGTAACCAATGTTAACCAAATGATCATACAAACTTTTTTGTGTATGTGGTGTTCCAAGACACAAAATGTTAGGCGCCATTTTTGAAAATTCTGACACACGCTCTTTAATTCTATCTCGTGCTTCTTGTGTTATACTGTTGTCTGAAACTTCCAAGTCGTCACCAATTATTAAATCCGCATGCATCCCCGTATATGATGCTCCCAAACTTGTTACAGCAACTGATGGATTCAAACTGATTACATCTCTATCAACTGTAAAGTTTTGCACTTGCCATTGTGTTAAATCTTTTTTCAAATGTTGTGTAAGTGGATTGCTTTCAATAGTAGTTCTAATCATCAACGAGTTACGCAATGCAACATTGCGTTTTGCAGAAATAATAATGCAACTAAAATTTGGATTTAGATACAACCGCCACACCACATACAAACAAATCAAATGTGATTTGCCTGCGTGTCTAAATACTTGAAGTATGCGTCTAGGATCGCTTTGTGTATTTTCTAACCAGTCACACATTTGTAAATGCAACTCTGGTGTTGTACGCCCGTCAAGAATATTTTGTACATCCACAAATTGGCGAAACGGTATATAGTCAGCCATTGACTAGTCCTCTTTTTTCAACTCTATTATTTCTGCCTGTTCTGCTTGATGTTTAAGTTGTTCTTCAATTCTTGTTTTTGCTTTGGCTAGCAATTCATCTGCTTGTTTTTTTTCTGTCATATTGTTTTTACCTTGCGGATGTACTGCACCACTGGCGTGTTGTGCTAATGATTTTAACAATGCCAAGTGTGCCTTTCTTGCATTCACAGTAAAAGTTGTTTTCTTGATGTAGTGTGGGTCATCTAAACTTGGCCATGCCGCATCTGAAAATAATTCATGTGCATGTATCACTTCGCTTTCAAAATATTTTTCTGCAAGTTCTTTTAATATTTTTGTAAACTCTTCATCTACTCTGTTTTTGTCTGTCATTTCTTTTCCTTTTGCATTGTGTGAGGTGGAGTTTTTTTGGAGAGCCCTCCACCTCTATATCTAGGAGCAATAACTATGCCTAATTACTGCATAAGTATTTATATAGAAAATTAATGGGGTATTAATTATGGAATTATTTAAAGAATATATTAGGTGCTATCCTATGCTATCACCTAAATACTGCACAGCAATCATAGATGAATATGACAGCAAATGCACACAAGCCGCAACAAGCGCCACACAACTTGGTAATGTTGTATTAAAAGAACACCGTCATTGTGATGTACTAGGTATCAAAGATGACGATCTAAACGCAATACTTATGGAAGCAATTGATTTGTACAAGCGTACATATCCATTGTGCAATGTAACAAAAGTAATTGATTCACAATTTTTACGCTACGGACCAGGTGGCAAGTTTAACGCACATATAGATAGTTACAGTTCAACACTACGCACATTGTCTGTTAGTGTAATATTAAATGACAACTTCAATGGTGGTGAGTTTGCTTTCTTTGACAAGACAGGTAAAAAAGAATTGCACAAAATTGCGCCAGTGCAAGGTGATATTATTGTGTTTCCTTCAAACTTTATGTACCCACATGCAGTACATCCTGTTAAGTTTGGAACTAGATATGCAATTGTAAGTTGGATGAATTAGTCTTTTTTGTCTTTTTCTTTATCTTCGTACATAGAAAAATCAACATTTTTGGGTGGATGACCAAATATTTTTATGTATTCATCTCTCAATTTGAGCATGTTTTCCTTTATTTCTTTTTGTCCCCATTCGCCACTTTCAATCTTTTGTTTGATATTTTCCCCTGCCAGTTTTGCAATAGCATCTGCTTCTTTGGTTCCATATTTTGTTTTTGGATCGTCAGGCATTTGGTTCCTCCCACCACAGTTTAGGATTGTTGCCTTCTGCAGGCACTTCCATTATACGCATTTTGCCATTGCATTTCATATACAATGTATCAGAATTATATTTGTCTCTTACTTTTTCCCAATCAAAATCCAATCCCATAATCCAATCTTCTATTTCATTTGCTTCACAACCCAAACATTCTTCAATGTGAAAACCACACTCATCAATGTCCTCTTTGTCATACCAATCATTGAATATGGCTTCACAAGTATCAAATTCATCAGGTGTTATGTAACCAATGCTATCTTTTATTTCAAAAAGTCCATCACAAAAACTTTCAAAAAAATCTTGCATATCGCCGTCGTGTTGAATTGTTACATAGCCAAAACGATATAATTCTACTGTGGTAAATTCAAAATCATCCCCTTTTGAAAATCGTTGAAAATTGCGCCATTCTTTCTTTTGCATTGGTTCCAAACGATATAGAGGCATTATTCTTCTGAATCGTATTCAATGTCTTCTGAAACAGGATTGTCTGCTTCCCATCCAACATGTCCTTCGTGTATCACTGCCCTACCATTTGCTGATATAGGATCTGGATTTGATGTTTCATCTATCTCATCAAATGAACTGTCCTTGCCAAGTTCAATGGCAATCTTTTCTGCTTCTTCTATGTTGTCTGCTTCTATGTGTTTGTATGCACCCCATTCAACTTCA